CGGCGATTGGCATACCCGTAATCACCAGGTCATCTTCGTACGCCTGACTAGACGTGTCCACATTGAAGATGCCAGGATAGATCGCAGGAAGCTCGTTGTAGTCATCGATGAAGACCTTACGAGCACCAGGCCGCAAGAGGTTGTCAAATTGCCCTCTCACAACAGTCATGATCTCTCCTAGATCTGGAACTGACGGTTCGCCGCCAAGACACTGACCTCAAAGAATCCAGTCGGGCCAACGCCTTTCAGGTAGATGTCCTCGATTCGCAGACGGGCCGCAGCACTCGCGGTGTCTAACAAGGCCACTCCATTGGCATCGACGCCAACATCTCTGGATTCTCCAACGTCCCCTGGTATCGGATCTGCAAGCCCCTCGAGGAAGAAGGTGCTGTCGGGGTACGCAACGAATACGAGAGCGAACCCAGGATCGGGATCTAACTCAAGCAACACTGCATCATGAGCCGCAAAGCCCAAGATTACCGCCGGATCAGCACCAGCCTCCGTGATCTCGCCATTTGCATCCAGCAAGACCGGAGCGCCTTCGACATACGTCTGGGCACTCTCTAGAGGGAACCTACGAATCCGCCTTCCCGTATTCGGGATTGCAGGCAGAGCCATTGGTGTCTCCTGGCGTTAAAGTCCTAAGTCTCCTTGTGAGACTCAGGCCCTTCCACTTCTCGTTCTACATGCTCGGTGAGGCTAACTCCTCGGGGACGTGCCCTATACTCAGGACGCATACCTTTCTTGAGTTCCATCTCCTCAACAGCGTTGTAGAACTCCTCTTGGACCCTTTCCATCTCCTCAGCGGCGGAGTGGTCGAGCCCAGCCTGGATCTCCTGTCTGACAACCGCGGCGATGGCCATCATAACTACGTCACCTACCCGAACAGGATCCTCAGCCTTCATCCCTGGCAACATCTCAGCGACGTCACCAAGGTCCTTCACGTAACACATCCGATATCCGTCGATATGGCGGCTGGTTACGTTAGACAGCTCCGGCTTGTTCTCCGGAGAATATACGAAGCGAACATCTTGATCTTGATGAAGCGCTATATACATGTCAGCGAGAGTCCTCAGACGTCGTCCTACCTTCCCTCCACTCCTGACACGAGTGTGAGGGGCCTTCGCTTTCTCTTCCTTCGAAGGAGTCTTTCTCGCTACAGCATCAGGTATGATCGGCATGTCTCAAATCCTCAAGTGGGGAGCTTCAGCTCGTCAAGGCCAACACTGTCTCGATACTTCGTGAACTCCTCAGCAGACATCCCTTGAGCCCTAGCGACTTCATTCTCCAGTTCACTCATCACTGGAGTATCAACCGCTGGGTCAGGAGGAGGCGCATTGCTAGGTGGTATAGTACCTGAGGTACCACGGACATCCCTCGCCCTGGTCTCAAGTACCTTGGTACCTAGTGCCATCGTATACGCTCCCATGATGTTCTGCCTCGTGGCAGGCAGCTTGCCGTCCTTAAGCAACTGTCGAATCTGTGCCTCATGATCGGCAAAGTCTTCCACCTGCCCTGCGACCATCGAGAACTCCGCTTCTCCCACCCGATCAGAAAGATCCCCAACGGCACTAACATAGCCCCTGGAAGCCAAGTGTCGATCAATGGCCTTTGCTGGATCTTCAAGAATCAGTTCCTCAAGAGGCTTGTTGTCGTCAGGGTCTGGCTCGGCAGGCGGTTGTACTGAGACCGCTCCCCTCAGCTCAGATATCTGAGTCTGCAAGTTCTCTACTTCATTGTTCCTTGAGCCCAAGGTATTGATCATGTGCTCAAGCAGGAACTTGACCTCAGCCTCTGGTCTGTTCCTCAGGTCCTCCGGTAACGCTTCCAACGAGATCGTCCCCGGTTCTGCCGGAGGCGGATCTCCCTCCTTCGGTGGATCTGCAGGAGGATCGCCCGCAGGGGGCGGATCTCCTTCTTTTGGTACAACTGGTTCGTCAGCCATGTTTCATCCTCTCATCGACGAGGGTTAAAGTGACCTCTCTCCTTCTAACATCGCGACCAGCTCAGGCTGATCCCTTCGCATATCGTCCATCTGAGAGTCCACCATCTTCTTGATGTACTCCTCTATGCCGCTCTCATTAACCTCCGACAGGCTCTCCACCAAAGAGTAGACCCGGATCCAAGTTTGTAGACTCCCCTGCCGGCGGAGGAAGTCTTGGTGGGTTTCTGCTAGATTCAGGTACTCCTGTATCTCTGCTCCTAAGACCCTCAGCCTCGCGCAGTATAGCTTCCAGCCCGGTGAGCTTCTCAAGGACTTCAGCGCTCTCAGCTCCTCGGGCGAAAGCTTCCAGTCCCCCCAGATCTTCGGCTCTAGGAAGGAGACGCTCAAGGACCGTAAGACCTGCAAGCGCCTCTTCCGGATCGGAGATGTCAAACGTCTCCAGAACATCACCCATGAATTTCTGAGCCCCACCAACCATCGCTGATACCACCGCTGGGAGTGCATCTGGTGCTAGTCCTTGTGCTAGAGGTATCATCTGCTGATACAGTTGAGTTAGCAGGTTGAACATCGCAATCGAGTTCTCCCGCTTGACTTGTCGATTCTGCAGTGATGTTGGAACCTGTACCTTCACAGCCATACCCAACTCCACTACACGCCTTGGAAGCCTAAAGACTGACTCCACTGTCCTACCCCGTTCACCCATCCAGGCAAGACCCTTACCATTCACACCGAACTGGAAGTAGAGGTCGATGGCCTGAGATCCAACCTCGTTCAGACCGGACCTGATTCCACGTACAGTCAGATCGATTCTCTTAGCCTGCTCCTGGAGCAAGGCCAGCTGTGCGCTAGCCGTGGTACGAGAGACAGGTTGAGCCGTGCCTGCATTGACCTCGTTCGTTCCAGACAGCCTCTCCCCGTAATCTCTAAGGAGTAGTTCCTCGTTCACAGTCGAAGGATATATCTCGGAGATTTGCATCTCTCGAATATCGTTGTGAACATCCAAGACCTCGAGGATCTTCCCTGAGTACAGAGGATCACCAGGCTGTAGAGCCCTGACTCCTTTCCGCTTCAGGAATATCTTCAAGCTGGCCAGAGTGATGTTATCGGATCGCTGATTGTACCGAGAGCTGATAGCCTCCTGAATCTGCTCCAGCATCTCACATAGTCCTTGATCGTAGAACCTACCGGGTACAGGGAAGTAACCCAACTTGATGAAAGGCCGCTTCCCATGCCAGTAAGGATGGAACGCTCGTCCAACGATCTTCTGCATCTTCTCGCTGTAATAGACGACAATCTCAGTCATCTTCGGCGTCGTGCCGTTCGAGCCTATTCCATCTCTGGTCCCTCTTGACTTCAGATCATACGACAGCCAGATCTCGTAGAACACGAACTCCTCTCTACGATGTGGCTCAGTCTCCTCGATCTGCTCAGCCAGCTTCTTCTGGTCAGGGATCCTGTTATCATCAGCAGGCTTGAAGTCCTTGATCGCCTCCCAGGTTCCTTTCTGGAAGCGACCATTCCTCTCTTGGTCAATGATGTCTGTCTCGTTAAGACGCAGCCGCTTGCCACACCACCTAGCTCTCTGAATGTCTGACTCCGCAAAGCGAATGATGAAGTCAGTCAGATCCATGTTGTAGGTGATTGGCCCGTCGTGCATGACCAAGTTCCTTGGATACACCCCTGTACCATCCGAGGTGATTTGAAAGAACTCCTTCTCAATGACCTCGTTTCCAACCTCCAAGACCGAAGTGCCTAGCTGAGCCGCTTCGATAATCCAGGGTACTGCGGTCTTATCGATCTGTAGATCCCTCTCCGACGCGATGTCCAAGAAGGTCTCGATCTCATCAATGAACGGCTCCCATTCCTCAGCTAAGTCAGTCAAGACCCACCGAGGCCTGGAAGTAAGAGTAGCCTGTACCAACTGAGCTGTTAGGGTATTCACCGCCTCCTTGACAACTGGGAGGGTTAGATTCGATGCACCGAAGAATGGGAACGTCTTAGGTCCCTCAGGCATCGGTACATCGTAGACTAACTTCCAACGAGCCAGCTTCCTCTCGAAGTCAGACCTCTCGCTCAAAGCTCGCCAGATCTCGTCCCTAACGAAGTTCGTAACGTCATCACAGATAGGATCCCACATCACACTTGGGATCATTGCTGAGATTGGCGTCTGAAGAATAGGAGCCTCAGACTCCTCTGTAGGTTCCTCCGTAAGAACCTTCAGTTCTTCTACAGGCTGTGGTATGATCTTCTTAGGCATGACTACTCCGGCTCTGTGCCCCAGTTCTTCACATCGGCTACCGTGATTGAGCCACCCTTACCGGTGCCCTGCATCCCTGCCAGATCCTCATCTGCAAACCCCAACGAGGCAGCAACCTCAGCAGCACGCTCGGTCGCCCAGTTGATTTCTGTACCGAGGATGGTATCGTCCTGAACAGCCTCAGTGGCCTCAACGTTGGCCGGGAGAGCCTGTCGGCCCTTCAGGTGATGTGGAAAAGATTGCGTCCCCATGATTCCTCCTTACTTAAGATATATTAGCCCACACGGTACCTGGTGATACCTCTGGTTTGTCTGCCCACTGTGTACGAAAGTCAAGCTGAAAAGCTCCGGCAAGGAAGCTCTCATATGCTAAAACTTCTGCCGCAGATGCTAAAGATCCAAAAGCAGACATATACACGATCAGCCTGTCCAGCCCCCCTACTGTTGAAGGGCCAGGACCTAACTGCTCAGGGAAGCCTTGACCAAGAGCAGGATTGATGCTCTCTTGGAAGAAGGCGGCAAAGGCCTGATCGTTCCTAGCAACCTCTACCCCGTTGATACGTAGGATCTTTCCTTGTCGAGGTCCAAAGACCGCGGAGCATGTAAGAGAGATAAGTAGGTCATCACCCGGCTCCACGAGCCCAGGAGCAGTCTCCAGAGAGAAAGAACTGCCAGATTGTAGGGTGCCAGCATTCTCCTCATCCGTATGGTGCACAGCAATTGATCCATCTGGCTGTACCCATATAGCAACCTTCTTAGGAAAGTTAGGACTCAACCCTGCAGTGTTCCCGCAGAACGTGGCATTCAGAGTGATGTCTATCGCTCGCATCACTCCGAAGATTGTGTAGTTGTTGCCCTGCCAGTTAGAGGCTCCAGGGACTGACCCTCCACCAGCCCAAGTCATGAAGCTATACTCAGGATTCGTCGGAACAGGAGGAAAGGCACCTACAAATCTCACAGCGTCAACGCCAGGAGTCCAGCCATCCACTAGGAAGGTAGGTTCTCCACTAAGCTGTTGTGCTCCAGCATCGGTACGACCCTGTGGGTCCGAGGTCTCCAAATCTTCCCAGAGAGTGATTACCTCCTGATCAACGTAAGGGAAACCGATATTCCTTACATCAAACTCTACTATCGGACGAGAGATGGTATTAGGCTTCGGCAGCCCAGGAATAAGGACCTGGGGGAACGGCGTCCATATAGTTGGATTAGAGAAGAACTTATCAAGTAGGAACTCCTCCATATCGACGATCTCTTGATTCGTCGCTGCAACTGAATAGCCGCCAATCCAAGCGATCAACCGATCCACTCCATGAATGGCCCCGCCAGGCAATCCTAGCTCTGGGCTGCCAGTGTTAGCACTACGTCCGAGTGCCCCTACCTGGACGCCTCCCGCCCCAACTACGTTGTTTGGGGGAGTCACGAAGCTCGGCACTGATGCCACCTGTTCACCGTTCAGCCGAATCAACATCCCTTCGGGGTCTACGCCAGCAGCGCCATTCGAGCTTCTGCAAGTGATGAGGACCTTGTCGCCCGCCTTTACAGTGCCAGGGGCCGTGATGATGTTTGTCTGAACCGCTGTGGGAATAGTCTCTGTACCGAACCCGAACAGGATCTCTCCAGTGGGAAAGACGCAGACATCTATCTCTCGTGGAGGAGTGGCCCCGGTGATAGTGCCGATTAACGCAGCCCCCTCGGTGATGTCGATGATCTGAGCCACGATGAAGAGGGTCAACTGAGAGCCTCTAAATGCAACCTGCGCATCGTAGATCATTTCGTCTTCTTGGCCACCAACTCCAAGATCCTCGAACTGAACAGCATCAATGCCTTCCTGCCATCCATCCAGTCGAAACGTAGGCTGCCTCAAGGAGTTACCCTGCGCAGCGTCGTTGCCCTGACCTGACGTATCTGGCCAAAGAGGCACGGCGCCCAAATCCAGGAGATCCAACAGAGTCGCGTCGAACTCTATCTCAGGACTGGAAATGTTAGGTTTAGGCATAGGTGTTCATTCGTTGAACGACTTGGTTATCCCGGAGGTTTGTTAAAGGCTTCCAACAGTGCTCGTAGTACCTCTCCAATGGGCTGATCAGACCCAGGGCCTAACAATCCTGCTGGTGTAGGTCCAGATCCTATCTGACCAGGGGTTATCCTTCTCATGATCAGCGCTTCTATCTGATCTATCAATTTCTCCTGTTGTCCTGCAGCCTCACCAAAAGGATCTGCTCGTTTCAGACTTTCAAAGATCTCTCGATTAATAGCCTCCGACGAAGCTATCCGTGCAGCCGCAGCCGCAGCCTCAGCCTCCTCAAACAGCACGTTCTCAACTTCTATGTTATCGAACATCTCATCGAAGAAGGCCTGTACATCCTCACCGGTCTCCAGCTTTGGATCCACAGGCCTTCCACCAGGTCCAATGTCTGGCGGCCCTCCACGAGCGAAGTTTGCTTCCTCTTCCAAGATACGCTGTTGACGTCCAAAGTTAGCACGAGGAGAGGAGCCCCTTTGGATGAACAGTTCATCTAGCTCACGTGAGATCTCTAGGGACCTCACTCCCTGCTGCTCCGAGAGACCCCCAACAGTCCTCATGATCTCATCTTTCTCGTTAAGCAGATTCTGGATGTTGTTATCAAGCACTGTCCGGGGTCTGTCCAATTCCCTGCGAGCAGCCTCCTGTAGCTGTCTAGGGTTTGAGCCCCGACGGACAAAGCCTGTTCCGGCAGGACGAATGTCACCTACCACCTGACCTCCCCTACCAGCGAAATCTCGTAGGGCCTGTAAAAGCTCCTCCACTCCCTCGCCACCCTCAGGGATACTTATGTCTGCAATGATCTGGTCAGCAGTTCTACCTGCCGCAGGTGCTCTCGCAGGACCCTTCCTAGTACTACCAATGAGCTCCTCAATACGGTCAGGGGTGATGTCTTCTCCACTTCTCCCTAGGTCTATGAGATCATCCATGAGGGTTTTACCCCTCAGAGACCCAGGGAGTTCTGATGCAGATCGACCGATACTCTCGATGATGTTACTTATCCCGATCATCGCTCCCCTGCCACTTGCCTTAAGCAGTTTGATAAGCGATGCACCTGTTAGCAACCCAGAGGCAATTTGTACGCCAAAACTAGGACGTTCAGGCCTTACCCCTGCTTGGCCGGCTGCAAAGCCCAGTGAAGGATCAGCACCCTCCAAGATGTTCTTGATAAGGTTCTCAACTGTGCCCTGACCCTCTGAAGGAGCAAACTGAGGAGGGATTAGGACTGACATCAATCCCTGGATCATCCTAGAGACATCATCAGCCTGTGTCCGAGGCCTCATCCCCGCTTGACCCTCAGCTGGCTGAATAATGTTCGATCCAGCTACTCGTGTGGCATCTGGTTGGGCCAACAGAGCCTCAAACTTCGCTGCTCGTAGCAGATCTCCAACAGGATCTTGGAATTCCCCTTGAGGAATCGCCCTGCCGCCGTTAGCCACGTTTCCCTCCCATCTGAGTCCGATAGCCCGTAGCATTGAGCTGACCCAACCATGCCATCTCGTCCCAGGTGTCTTTCTCGCCTGGAAAGAGAGGTATGATGCCGATGTTCTTCTCGACGTGATCTTTCTCGGTCTGAGCGTGCTCCATCATCTCAGCCTCACTCATCATCGCCGGCCAGTAGTCCAAGCTCTGCGAGAATGAGTCCACACCATCATCGTATCGGACATTAGGATGGAATTCAAACTGTTCAACCAGCTCTGTCTGATTCTTGTTGAGCCAGACGAGGTTGGTACGCACTAGAGGCTGACAAGCCTTGATATGTTCGGACTTTGCCCACTCTGCTTTCGGAGAACCTTGAGGAGGCCATAGAAGTAGCGGAGGCATGGGAAGATTCTCCCGTTCCGCCTTCTCTTGAAGCCAGTACTTCACTGCTCCCTGAAACCCGCGGTGCTCCACGGAGATCAATGAAGGTCTCCACTTCTTATCTAGCTCAAAGAGAAGACGGATAGCCTCATCGGGAGGATAGTGACCCACATGGGCCTCTAGGACAATGCGGAAGGGGATTGGATAGCCCTTTAGTATGACCAGGATCGAATTCATAGACGATCCCTTGTGCTCAGCGCGAGATGGGTCATAAACTATGATCCTATCCCCTCCCCAAGGGGAGATCTTCATGAACAACTCGCCATCATGAGCACATATGACCGTTCTACCGTCCGGGGACCAACGCCAGAAGCGAAGATCCTCGTCATCGAACGTATTCAGCCCCGTTCCCTTCGGAGAGTTGGCATATTGAGCATGATACCTCTGCGGGTCCCACTTCTTCAACCGCATGAGGAACTCCATCGTGTTCTGCTCGGGGAAGATGACCTTCCCGTTCTCGATA